TTACCTTTGGCATGCTGTGGATAATCATACCATACAGGTAGAAAGGAAGCAAATAGACGAGATACTGGGTGATATGGATGGTGTGGAATTACAACTAAGGAAGGAGATTGTTAATGCTGAGGAGACCTTGTTACTTTATGAGGGAACATTTGAACCTATAGCAGGAACAAAAACAGCTTGTCGGTCATTTAGGAAAAGCAAGGATGGTAAGCTGTTGGTGCCAGGACACAAATATAATATCAGCTATGCAGGAGTGCAAGCATGGTTCTCCCAACTAGACAAAGCTGGGATTACGATTGTAAATACCATTGATTATGTAGCTACCGCTACCACCCTAGTAGCTTTATACAATAACTCCCAGAAGGAGGAGCATACCACCTTCAAGAGATACATTAAGCAGAAGGTTTATCCTAAGCCACATAATCCACATGTGGAAACTTTAATGGGTGTAACTGGTGGTGGAGTTGGTGAGGAAATAGCTCTAACTTTAATTGAAAAGTATGGAACTGCTTATTATGTGTTAAGTCAGGAGCTTGAAGGTTTAGCAGAAACTATGGTGGGGAAGAAGCAGTTTGGTATCAATAGAGCTAGGAAACTGCTTACAGCTGTAGGAAGGAGGGTATAGTGGAGAAGGTAATAACATTACAGGAGCGGGTGCTTAGAGGTATCCTGATTGCCCAGATTAGAGGGTTTATGTTTAGTAATAAGAGCAAGAAGCCAGATAGGATTATCATACCACACATTGCTAAGGTGGATGGCGTGGTTGTGGAGTATGAAAAGGAGAAGAAGGATGTCGGAACTAATAGTAAAGGTTTGTAGGGTTTTAACCAAACCAAATGATAGAAAACCTTTGGCAAACGAGTTGGCTATTGAAATCCTCTCCATTTGTAGGGAAGCAATTTGTGAAGTTTGCTTGGAAGGTTCAGATATGCCTGAATGTCCTTTAATGCCAGGTGAGTGTAAGTTTTGGAATCTGCTAGGAGGTAGTAATGGAGATACCAGGACTTGATACCATAATGGGTCTGGTTGGCGAACCACCTCTGAAAATTGAGGTTAGCTACGACTCCATCAAAATCGCTGAGGGATTAAGGCAATTATGGAACAGGTCTCATATAGCCTTTATACCTTATTGTATGAAATGCAAGGAGCCTTTGGTGTGGGTAAGCCCTTCAACTAATGGTGTATTGTTCAAATGTCCTAAGTGTGGAAGGAAGTGGATTAAGGATAAGGAGTGGATTAAAGGTGAACGAGAAGAAAAAGCTAGAGATGGAAAGAAAAGCTAGGGAACTAGCTGAGGAGCACTGGGTTTGGATTGAAAGATGGTTGCACATGGTTTATGTGGATACCTTTGTGCATGGACATAAGCATGGTTTGGAAGATAAGGAAACAGAGGATGAATAAGGAATTTGCTCCAGACTACCCTAGAAGTGATGAAGGTTGGATAATATTCCCAGATGACCAAAGCCTTAGGAAAAGTCTATTCGTCCAAAGAGTTATGCCACATCCAGCTAAAGCTAACCTCTATATGCTCCAAAGCATCATTGAATGGGTGTCGGAACCTGGAGAGTCCATCATGGATATCACAGCAGGAACAGGTTCACTTATGATTGCTTCCAATATAGGTAGGATTGTTTTCTGTGTGGATATAGAGGAACATTATTATAAACTGATGTTGGAATCCTATGCTAAAATGGTTCATAAGGATGTAATAACGATTGTAAATGCGGATTGTAGGAGTCTATTGCCATTACCAATCAACCACATTATATTCTCACCACCCTATGCTAAACAAAGGATAGGAAAAACTCCAAAGAAGCATCAGGAAAGCACCAGACAATTAGCTGGGACATACCAGGATTCCATAGACGAATATCAACAACATCCAAGGAACTTAGGTAATCTCAACAGATTCCTGTTCAACCAGGAGATGGAGAAAATATATAAACTTTGCTACCAGAGTATCATACCACCTGGAACTCTCACCATCATCATTAAGGATTATATAGAAAACCAAAAGCGGGTTAGTTTATCTAGTTGGGTTATAAAGACCTGCATTAGGATAGGTTTTGAAAACATTGGTTGGTTTAAGCGGGAAGCTCTCGGGACAGGGTTTCTCAAACTATGGAGAAGCAGGGGAATGGAAACTGTGGATGATGAGGATATAATAACCTTCAGAAAGGTAAAATGATGGAAGAAACAGAAAAGGCATACCTAGCAGGTATTATAGACTCTGAATCTTGCATAACAGTAACGAACTCCATTGGCAGGAGCCATCAGCTGGTATTAAATGTTTGTATGGTGGATAAGCCAGTCATAGAATACATAGCTAAATTAACCAACTCCAATGTGAGAACAGGTAGAATTACAACATCAGGCAAACAATCATACCAAATAGCATTGTCTGGTCGTGGAGTGCAACAGGTATTGCAGGATATAAAACCTTATATAATAGGTAAAAGAAATCAAGTTGACTTAGCCTTAATGTTTCCAATGGTAAAGCATGGTTATAACGGCATCAGTAATGAAACCTATGAGTTAAGGAATAAGATTATGGGTGTTCTTAGAGCATATAATCAATGGCAAAGGTAGGGCACCAAAGGTCATTCATCAGAGGACATCATTATCTTTAGGAGGAGTAAATAATGTTTAAGTGGCTCAAAAGGAAATTACCAAAAGCATGTTCAGTCAAAATTAGAGTTGAGGAAACCACAGTGTTTGTAGGTGAAGTAGAGTCCTTTGATGTTTATACCAATGTAGAGGGTTCTAATACCTATGTTACAATTAGGTTCCAAGCCAGTGAATTGATTAAAAAGTTAAAGGTCAGTTAGGAATGTATTTTGCTCACGACCCAGATAGGGATTTCTTTTATTGTGGAGAAACTGAACCTCACTCCAAGCTATATCAGGAGTTGGTTAACTCCAATCCCAAGCTAATAGGTGTGGATACGGAGACCATATCGCTAAAGGAAAGGATAGCTATTGGAGTTGGTGTAGCCTTCACTCCTCAGGATAGCCTCTACTTTCCGCTATTTCCTAACCCATCACCAGTAGTTCCTTGGCACCTATTACAAGACCCTAGTATTACCAAAGTCTTCCACAATGCTCTCTTTGACCTAGCTTGTATGAGGGAGTATGATATTGATACCGTTAACATTAAGGATACCAGCGTTATGGCTCATTTACTTTGTTTACCTGATGCTAGACTAGCCACCCTAGCACAGCTGGTGGATATGGAAGTCCATATGGTTCAGGAGTTTCTAGGTCATGGTCAAATAATGCTGGATTTGGACAAACCTACAGTAGCTAGGAAATGCTGCCAAGACTGTTTAGCAACCTCAGCATTGTATCACCACTTCCTACCAGATATTGATATACCGTATTTTAACACGGAGATGAAGCTAATCCCTATCCTAATAACAATGTCGGAACAAGGTTTGCTTATTGACCAGGAAGCTAGAGGAAAACTGGAGGAAAAGCTAGAGCTAGAGGTTGATTACTATATAGGGTTGTGCGATGGGGAAGGATTCAATCCAGGTTCACCCCAGCAGGTTGGTTATATATTAGCTAAGAGAGGAGCTTATTCGGTATTTAATAAGTTACCTTTCAGCAGGAGTCACAGGAATTTGGCTACCAGTGAGGAGATATTAAATAAGATGGATGACCCTATGGCAGCGATTGTCCTCAGCTATAGGGAGAAATCCAAGTTGCTTAATACCTATATCAAACCTTGGGCTAAGGAGGATAGAGGCTATACGAGGTTTCACCTGGATGCTATCACAGGGCGGGTAAGTTCGGCTAACAGGAATATGCAAAATATACCTAGAGGAGAAGCCAGGAATATCTTTATACCTGACAATGGTGTATTCACTGATGCTGACTTTTCCCAAATAGAGCTAAGGTTATTGGCTCACCTATCTGGGGATAAGGAAATGCAATACATTTTTGAAAGTGGTGGAGATATACACCAACAAACCGCTGATTTTATGAACATAGAAAGAAGGTTAGCCAAGAATGTAGGATTTGCTATGATATATGGAGCCACCGATGCTACCATAGCAGAAACAGCTAAGGTTAGGAGTATCTCCAGAGCCAAACAACTAAAGGAGATGTGGTTTGCACAATATAGGGAAGCTGGTGATTGGATACAGTCCATCCAGCTAGAGGCTTTGGGACACCCCTATGCTAAAACAATATTTGGTAGGAACATCAGACTACCTACTATTGAGGAGGAGGATGCTGGAGGTATTATGAGGAAAGCTGTTAATTATCCTATTCAGGGAAGTGCTGCTGAAATCCTTAAACGAGCTTTGATTATGTGTAAGGGATTACCAATGTCCCTACAGGTGCATGATGAAATACTTTTTGATGGTAAAGTGGAGTTGCCTAATGGTTTGGAACACATAGCTCCTTTTCATACCCCTATTAGCGTTAAATATTTACAGAGGTGGGAATGATGAATGAAATCCAAATGATGTATTACCTAGAGGAAGCTATGTTTAACCTAAAAGAGAGCTACCCACACAAGGAACAAGCACAGCGAGCTTTTGGATGTCTAATGGGGATATTAAATCACAAACCACAAAGAATAATCACCATCATACATGAGGAATGGACGGAAATCAAAACTACTGCCGAACAGGAGTAGATACCAGCCTCTTCCTATACTCACTTTTGTCTCGGAGAATACTCCAAAATTCATTCCTTCGCTCAATACCCTCAGCTTTGAACCTATCAGCTAATTCACGGTCAGAACCAGCCAAACCTATGTATCGGTCAGCCTCCGCTACATAGTCATCCAGTTCGGATAATCTAGCACCGACCTCTGCTAGGTATCTATCTATCTCAGCCATTCTACCACTGGCTTCCTCAGCATAACCCCTGCTCATTGCCAACCTTTGAGCAGCCTCCTCTATGTAGCTCCTAGCTACCGCTATTCTACCTTCCGCCTCAGCGGTAAACCCATTAGCTATGGTGGCATAACTATTACCTTGCTCTATATAGCTTCTGAGGTTGGACAACCTTGAATCCGCTTCTGCTACATAACCCATAGCAGCGGTTATCCTAGCTGTAGCTTGTGAGAGGAAGTCCCTTCTCTTGTTCTCCCACAACCTAGCCATCTCAATAGCAGCCTCAGCATACCTTCTATACAACTCCGCTTGTTGCTGCTGGAGGGTAGCCTTCCTTAGCCTCTCACTGGCTTCCTGCCTGTAGGCTGCTCCTAAACCAACCTCAACATTAGCATAATCCCTATAAAGTTCAGGAACATTATCACCTATATTAACGGTGTTTATCTTATCATCACCTGTTTCTATATAGGTTTTACCTGCTGCTACCTCAGTGGCTATTTTGTCCAAAGCTGCTTCCACATCGGTGAGGATGGAGGTAATATCAATGGAGTCATCGCCTAATCCTAGAAAGTATTGAGCATTAGGCATAGCCTCTGCGGTGAGGATATGCTTTACCTCATCCATCCAAACAGCTTCAGCACTCTGAAGGTCAGTGGTATCCACCTCATCTAAATAGGCTTTAGCTGCAACCACAGCGGTTACCATAGCAGTCCTAAGACTAGCAGCGTCGGTAGCTATCTGAGCAAGGAGAGCTTTGGTGGATTCTGATGCTCCTGCTAGATAGGTGTCAACCTTGGCTAAAGCTGTGGGAGCATCAGCAATCTTGGTGATAAAAGCATCCAAGGCGGTATCAGCATCCGCAACATAGGTAGCGATTTTATCCAAAGCTGCATCGGTTAGGGTATGAATAGCTGCTAGGTTGCCTAAAGCAGTTCCTACAGCTGTATGGATTCCTGATAAGTTACCTAAAGCTGTTCTGGAGGAAGCTAAGTCAGTTACCGACTGATGTTCGTATTGGATAGCTTTTATCAGGAGAGCATAAGCTCCTGCTCCTATACAAACTACCTGGTCTAGGTATTCCTGGTAGGAGCCATCAGCAGAAACAGTTGGGAAGGTGTGTTCCTTATCATAATAGATAGCTATGTGTTCCTTATCAGTAAGCTGGATTTGGGATTGACCAACCTTCTGGCTACCTATATACATAAACTCATTCCAGATATTGAAGGAGACAAGTTGCTGAGGAACTTTATCAACAGGATATTCTACCTGGACAACTCTTATCAGGGCGGATATGATAGCCGATATATCTATGCCTAGCCGAGACTTCGTGTAGTCAAAAAGCAAGCTATCATTCTCAGAGATAGAGCCTCCAGATATGATAGTGTATTTGCCATTGATATAGTCCATCGTGAAGTCTGTATCTCTGGTGTAGGTAGTGCCAGCAGGGTCAGTGGTAACTGTTTCGGATTCTGGCTTAATAGGTTTGTAGGCTAGAGCTTTGTAGGTTCCAGCAGCAGGAGCGGTGGATGATTCATCCTCTACGGTATAATCTATGGTATATTCATAAACCGCTTCTAAAGGTATGAACCTACTAAGGTCTGCTACTGCCCGCTCCACACACCTATCAAGTTCATCGTTAGACCATAAGGTTGTGGCATCCTTTAGGTCAAGTCTAAGCTCGGTTCTATATTCAGTCAGGTTCATCAAAGCCTCCCTTAATTGTTACTACCACAGGGTCATCAGCAGGTGCTTCGCCATTCCCTAGTCCTTGTAGGTATTGTATAACACCTTGTCTCCTAAACAATTCCTGTAACACAGCTTCCCTTTGCTGTTGGATTTGCTGTATCTGGCTGTTAAGGAGATTAACCTCACTCACCTGTTTCTCTATTTCCATTTGAACATCTATCTCCATGATTCCTCCTATGAAGCGGTATAGCTGGTATAAACTGGTATATAGCCTACCTGAGCACCTATCTTGACCTTAATGGCTCCTACAACTGTGGTAACCGCAGATGCCAAGTCAGCTATTGCTCCACCATTATCAACCAATTTCATCAACCCTGCCCATTCAACATTTCCACCTGCTGCGTCCACAGCTAGAACCCAAGGTCCATCGGTAACTGTTCCATGTAAGGCTTGCATGGCATGGATAACGAAGGCTTCCGCTACAGTCCTTGTGGAACCACTGTCGCTTTCCAATTTGCCTTCGTAACACCTCATGGCACTACTAAGGTTACCGCCAGCAGCACCTTTCAGGATAGGATTGGACATAATACCTACCAGCTTACTACCAGCTATACCACTGGCAAATCTAGGCATGGACTCTATACCAACAACACCAGTGGTTCCACCTACAGATATATTAGGTTTAGTTTGGACAGCACAAACATCCCCACTGGTTGCTACATAATCCCTACTGTTTAGACGGATGTTCTTGGTATCCTCTAAGGTCTGCATACACCAATGTCCACCAGTCAGGATGAAGTCTAGCTGGGAAGCTATGGTGATAAGAAGTTTGGTTCCATCAAATGTTGCCTTGACATCATCTCCTGTCCCAAATAGCAATTCTTGGTCGTCTATCAGGTCATAGTCCTCCAGCTTCAGGTTCATTTTAGCTGCGGTGATGGTTTCATCCGTAGCTACAGCAGTTCCAGTCCCCCCTCGTTGGTCGTAGTGGATTTCCTTGATTAAGCTCCATAATCTATTGAACATCTGATACCTCCTTTTAAGCATAACTACATGACCCATATTTGTCATAACCATAAATCCCTATTCTAGCCCCATACCGACACCTGCCATACTTGTGGGTGCCATATATACCAACTGGCAATGCATGACCAGGAGCTAACATCCAATGTTTAATTGCTCCTCTAGCAATAAATAAGCTCCTAGTGTCTAGGTCTGTGTACCATTCACTATCTGGTCTAGGATTCTTTTTCATTATCCATTAAGCTCCTAAGGCATATATTGCCACATACCATTCTTACAAACATAAGGTCTACCATTTATGGTTGTCCATGTTCCCTCAACACATGTGGTGCCTGGTTCACCTGTTTCGCTTACAATAACCCATGTCCCAGCTATACATCGCCAGGTATTACCCATATATGTCATAACATCTCCGTGATGGCATGGAACCAATGTTGGGTAGTCAGGTTCAACAGGAGTTGGAGGTGGAGAAGGCTCATCTGGTGGTATTGGTGGAGCAGGTTCTTTAGACCACCATGGTAAGCCAAACTCAGTAGTTATTGCTCCTAAGGTTATTTCTAGGGTGTAGGTTCCTGGAAACCAGCGGTGGATTAAACCTGTAACTCTGATTGTAGCTTCCGAAGGGTCAGGATAAACCACCCCAAGAGCGGAAGAACAAACAAGACCCCATTTAGCTTCCGCACCAGTAGGTGTTCCAGACGGTACACATTGTAGAGTAAGCATATCCCAAGCGGAAATTGAAACGGTATGGGTGGTATCGCTTCCTGTAGTAGACGAGTCACTTATAGTAACAGTCAAATCTGTATCAACATAATTTTTCCTCACCGTAAAGGTATAAGATTTGCCAGCACCAGGTGGGTTATCAAGGTAAACATACAACTTTTCCAAGGTACAAACAATGGCTACCGTATCATGTGCTATTTCACTTCCTGTCCAATTGCCACCTCTATAGTGACTAACAAGCTCGTTCCATTCGGTCGCCGTTGTATGTAGAGGAGTGCTATCACCACCAAACAAAATATTTTCACCGTCGGTATCAGCTAGGAATGTCATACCAAAACGCACATTGGAAGCCCAACTTGTTCCCCCTACTGGAGTCATAACCAAGCAAAGTCTATCCCCAGCAACCACCGAAACTTCATGGGTGGTGTCATTTCCAGTTCGGTTTTGGTATAACAGAGTAACTGTTAAAGCTGTATCTACTATGTTCTTCCTCAAGGTAAAAGTATAGCCTTTGGCAGAAGAGCTACCTGGGTCTGACGAAAGGTTAATGTAGAGGTTTTTGATAACCCCAGAAGTCGGACAAATTTGTATGGCATCCGCTTCAGCAGTGGCGGGATAGCTACCTGCGGTTGAAATTGGTGAATATCTGCTTCCACCAGTTGCAGTAAGATTTGAACCAAGTATCAAACTCTCCTTAACATTGGTTGCCTCAAATATCAACGCCCAACTTGGATAGGGAAGCCCACCAGTCCTTAAACATAAAAGCCCAACGGTATCACCCGCAACAACTGAAACAACATCTGTTAGGTTAAAACCTATTGTATCTGTTCCAGCTATGGTAACTGTTAAGGCTGTATCAACACCATTTACCTGAAGGATAAGCTGGCAGGATTCCCCAACCCCAGGAGCATCTGGTAGATAAACGAGTAGGTTCTCCAAACAGCCTGGAGTTGTAATAACTTGAACTCGTTGTCCAGCAGCTACCAAATGCGACCACTCCCAACCACCAAAAAGCCAAGTATAAGAATTATTTACAGCGGTGGTAGGTGAATGACCAAATATTATTGAATTTCCCATACCTATGTTCCCCTACTGTCATATATCCTAACCCTATCATAAAGCTCTACCCTAGCATCATGCGGGACTACCAACCTCCCAGCTAAAGTTTCACCTTTGAACCTAGCTAATATGGCTGCCGCTCGGTTGGTAGCATCCTCTTCAGTAAGGATAGTAGGAGCAGGAAAAGTCCAAAGGATTTCTCCTGCATCATATTTAGCAATTTGGTCGGCATCCTCAGCAGTGCCAACAACAGGGTTTTCCCAAGGTATCCCAGTTTCATCTCTGTTACCATAAACAGCCACTTTGTTAGGAATTAGAAGGTTCTTCTTCTCTGTATATTCATGGAAGAAATGAGCTTTGCGGGAATAATACTTCTCATCTACATCATCATCCTCATGTGGGTAGATAATTTTGAAATCTCCAACAGACTTTGCTCTGATGAAACATTTGGTCATCTGTATCAACCTATATATGATGGAGGCAATATTTTCATAAGGGAAGTAGTTTAGCTCAAAGTAAGGTTTGAAATCATTGATGATACCATCATCCTGGTCTCCTAGAGGGTCAAGGTCATAATCGCAGGAAGCTAGTAGCATTTTAATTAACTCATAAATGGTTTTGGTTCTATCATAAACAACATCATAGCTAGGTGGGTCAGCAAGGAGAATAGCTCTCTTTTCTCTTAGGACATCCCATACCCCCTCACACTGTAGGACACAGATACACTTACCTTCAAAGGAATGGAAATGTTGGGATTTCACATACATCCTAGAAGTCATATCTTCATATTCATTCCCAACGCTGGTTACATGTCCATAACCTACACCAACATCCTGACCCACTAGGTCAACATCATCCAAAGAGCGGTCATCGTTTCTTAGGATAATAACAGCATCACTGGAGTATTGTAACTCATGGTGTTCTATCCCTAACAGCTTGCCAGTGTTGGAGGAGTAATTGGCACTATCAATCCTCACAAAAATATAAGGGGTTGCTGAGGTTGATTCCTGTGCAGCTTTCTGGGTGGAACTGATGTCTCTCATGGTTTATTCCTCTTATGGATGTCCCAAGCAGCTATTCCAGTTATTGCTCCTATGGCTGCTAGGATAACAGGAGTCTCATAACAACCAACTGTCATATAAGCAACGGTAATAATGGTTATAGCAATAACTGATAGACCTTCAACTATGTAGTGTGGAATACGGGAAATACTATTTTTCATTTCCCTCCTCAAATGCCTTCACAACATCCTCTGGGATTGGGTTATTCATCTCATAATACTCCCTCAAGGAAGTAGCAAACTCCCTGAACATATCCCAGGTCTTGAAGGTTAGTATAGGCACAAACTGGTCATTAGACACTCTTATACCTACAGCTATACCTTCAGCGTGTTGAGCTATAATTAACCTTTCTACAGCCATCTCATTCCTCAAACTATGTGCTTTACTCCCCACCCTATAGCAAGGATATGTATTATGATGAGCAATATACCTAACATCTCCAGAACCAACATCTCCTAGCTGGGTCTACCCCAATAATCCACTATCAAGGTAGAATCACTACCAGCATCCCTGATAAACTTTAGGTTTTTCAGGTTCTCAACTCCCCAATGTCTATAGATACCAAGATAGGTAGCTTCTCCATGAAACCAAATAGTTCCTGTGGTATCCTTGACTGGAGCAGTAGAACCATCAAAGGTAACTCTAACATCCTCAGTAAGAACCTGAATATCCGCATATATGACATTGGAAACTATGGTAGCTACGGTTAGGGTTTTAACCGCATTGGTAACAGTTAGCTGCTCCCTAGCAATATGTCTCATTATCATGGTTGCATACCTCCTAGAGCAAAAGCTCATTTCCTTCTCAATGGATGAGGACTTAGAGCTTTGCCTGTTCTATCCCTAGCATACTGGTAAGCTATAGCTGCACATTGCGCTCTCCTCTCAGATTGGGTCATACCTGCTGGAGTAGGCTCACTCATACATTGCTCTATGGACAAGCTGACAGCTTCCTTAACCGCCTCATCCGAACTTGCTGTGGTTAGATTCTGAACTGGTAAAGGACTCATAACTAATCTCCTTTCATCACTCCACCTATTATATCCAAATGGCGGGTAACGGTTTTCTCACAGATAGATTGGATACCAGACCACAAATTGGCTATATCACCGTTCTCCTCAACTTTGATAACGGTGATTTTGTCATCATCGTTGAGTTTGGTATCCATCTTAAACTCTACACCATTTTCCCAAGCAAAGGTTATTTGCATCGTTTGTTCAGCCATTTTGCTTCTCCTCTGGTGGTTTCTCCATAAACTCTATGTTTTGGTTGATATAAGTAAGAACACCCTCAATTCGCAGGATGGTGGTCTGAGCATTAGCTAGGAGTTGTCGCTGCTCTCCTAACAGGGTCTCAAACTTTAATCTATCCTGTTTGAGGGTGTTCTGCGTTAGTTGTTTCATAAGGTAGTATTACCTCCCCCTTATGGATTTAGGTTTATCCGCTAGGTATTAGAGTATATAAGTAGATATACCTAACTGCTGAGCCAACCATCACCTTAACATAACCAGTTATGGTATTGGCAGCACCAGTATCCTCATCATTTGCTATTTGAGAATCATCAGGTAACTTAGCAAAACCAGCCCAAGCTACATTACCTCCACCAGCATCTACACAGATTGCATAAGGACCAGTGGTAACAGTCCCGTGAAGTGCTTGCATACAGTGGAGGACATAAGCCTCAGCCACGGTTCTGGTAGAACCACTAGCTGATTCCAATTTACCTTCATAGCACCTCATAGCACTAGACAAATCACCAGTAGTCCCTTTTAGGTCTGGGTTGGACATGATACCTACTAGCTTGGAGCCAGCACAACCATCAGCAAACCTAGGTGAAACCTCAATGCCAGTGATGCCACCAGTTCCTGTTACCGACATATTAGGCTTAACTTGGACAGCAGTTTGGTCGCCACTGGTTCTGGTGTAGTCCCTGCTATTGATGCGGACATTTTTCTGGTCATTCTCGGTGTTTATCTCAACATGGTCAGCCTCAATAGTGTCGCTACCATCCGTTGACATAACCTTGGAATAAAACTCAGTCATATCATCCCTCCTTCTTTACTTACTCTTAGGCGGTACAGGCAGCATCCTCAATATCAAAGATGCGACCTAGGCTTAGTTTGCTCCCAAGGAGCAGCGCACTATAATTAACCAGCCTAATACCACCAGCATCATAGTCCTCAAGCTCGTCAAAGGTAACCAGCTTGTAGAACTGTCCTAGCATTTGGGTATTACCGAAACCAAGCATTAACCCAGGTTCACCATTAAAGACATCTCCGAATTTGATGCCGAACACGGAGTATTGTCTGTCATCAGCGGTGTATTTAGCTCTGAGGTTGCTACCATCACCAACATTCTGGTTTTCAGCTACCAAGAAGTCAGTCCTTACGATGGGGATACCATCAAAGAACATGACCCGCTTGCCAGCTTCATCCCAGCCAACAGTGATGGAACCCATTAGGTTATACATGGTGGTGGCTCCAGAATAGTCGGCTGCATAGGACAGACCACGCTCCTGGTATAACTCATCCATCCTACGAGCAATTTCAAAGGGGAATAGGAGGATATCACAACCATGTTTCATGGCATCTATCATCTTCCTCAGATTGTCAAGGGAGAGTCCAGCTTCGGCATTATCTATATCCAAGCTGGTTCCAGTCTGCACCGCTGCTAGAGCATGGAGACCATCAAACTCCTTGGTGGTATCAGCACCATAGGTGAGGTCATCGTAGATGATTTTATCACCTAGTTTCCTCACAATACCTTTCTTCATCTCCCATAGCATCTGAGCCTCATAGTCGTTGATGGTTCCATAAACATCGGGGAGAAAGTTATCAAGAACCCGCTGGACATAGCACCTCTTCAATGCTACTTCCTGCGGGTCATAGGTCACACTAGCTGACCAAGATAACTGCTCACCAATGTCTATGTTCTTTACATCGGACTCCAGACTGGCTACCTCTCTATTCCACTTAATGGTCTTACCCCTAGCCTGAGCTACAGGAAGCCTATCAAGCAGGTTATTCCTCTTAATATCCTCCTCAATGACACCAGGGATAAGCTGGGACTCGGTTAACCTTTGAGCTTCGGTAAGGCTATTCCAATGTCCTATCGGCATTGTCTACCTCCTTCATTGTTGATAATCGGGGTCGGATTTGGACTTTCTCTGAAGTTCCCTAGCAAGTGCTATTTCCGATTTACACTGTTCCAAAACAGTGGTAGGAGCACCTGCTCCAACTCCTTGAGGTCCAGTATCATAGTTAGCAGGTTTTCTGCCTCCCACAAGTTTGAGAGCATCCTCTAAATTCCTGAGTTGGTCCATACTCTTGTCTTTCAGAGATTCCTCACTTACCTTATATTGGGCAGCTAGGTGGGTTCTCCTCATACCAAGCAACTCCTCTTCAAGTTGCTTCCTACTCTCCAAAGTAGCACTTAATTGGGTCTCCAACTCCCCTACCTTGGTTTTCAAGGTAGGACTCTCTTTTGCCTGTTCCTCAAACTGCTCTCTGGCAGTCTGCTCCTGAAGATAGAGGTTATGAGATTCATCCTTCAACCTATTAGCTTCAGCTATCTGGGATAAAAGCTCTCCCTCTTTCTTCTCAGCACCCCCTTTTACCGCCAACAAATCTGATTCCTTAACCGTTCTAACTGATTTACCATCAATGTTGAAGTTATAGGAACCATCCTCATTTGCAGTAAAGGTCTGAGTGTTATCATTGTCTGGCATTTCTAAACCTCCTAAGGATATTATATCACAACTTTACATAATCTGTCAAGTATTATGTCAAGCAAAACCAATATACTTTATTATACTATTATGATAATGTTAATTATGATAAAGTATATTTCTTACCAACATCCTTGCAAATCTGCACAAAGATAACCCCAGCTTCAGGAGTTTGGAAACTCTCAACCCTACCCCAGAACCTCAACCAGGCATCCAAGGCAGGATTAGCATACCTAAGTGCTAATCTAGCATTGGATACATCAGAGCGAAAACTAGATATTAGCATATTACCTGTCTTTACACTAACCATAGCCTTGATTTCATCCTGCCGAGCAAAGTCTATATCCATGCGTTCAAGGTAGAGGAATTCCTTAATCAGCTTTTGCTCCTCCTCTGGGTATCTCTCTAAAGCAGACTCCCAGATTTTATTATATACCCTGAAGTATTCCTTATACACCTTTCGTCTTATTAGTTCCACCCTGGTAGAATTCCTTGAAATATAGTCATCCCACTCTTGCTTTAGGTGGGGTGGAATGGCACCTTCTATAGCTTCCCTTTGCGCCCAAAAGGTATCCCAGTCCTTTACCTTTTCACCAGTTTCCTCATCTATCTTATCCTTTAGCTCTATATCAAAGTAGAGGTTGAGTAGTTCCCTCATAGGATGTAGGACTGGCATAGGTATATTAAATTCCTTATAGTAATCGGTTCTACCCTCCAAAGTCATTAAAGGATTCTCCTCCATCCTTTGGTCTATATAGTTGCTTTGGTCATCATAGAGGTCAATTAGCTTATCGTTGTAGTCTCTAGGACCGATTATACCCATAAGGAAATCCTGCTGTATTTGGAGTTTCTCCTGTTGCTGGTTTTCGGTATATCTCCTAACATCATCCCAATCCAATTCCAGCCTATTCAGGATTTCCTGCTGTCTGCCAGGCAGCAAGGGTCTAACAGAACCCATCCACCTGTAGGCATCTAGTTCTTGGAGAATAGCTTGCTGAGTTGGGGACATACCACCTACCAAATCCCATATCTTATAACCATGCATCCTAAGCCACTTTTGTTGGTCAGGAGTAAACCCCGTCATTTCCTCTATAGCTTTGGCAGAATCCTCATACACCTGATATTGCTCATCACTCCTAAGTCTGAACAAACCAAACTGCTCAAAAAGCATACCATGTAATGCTGCCTCACTCCTAGCATCAGTCCAAACAGCTTGTTCTTCCTCAGTTAGCTCTAGGTGTTCCTCCATCTTAGTCCAGATATGGGTTCCATCATAACCACGCTTGTTGACCATAAGGATAGTCAGGTAATCTCTGAACCTATCTGGAAATATAGTTTCACTAACCGCTTTCACAAATGTATTGTCAGGGAATAAACCTATAGCAGCATTTAGAGGAGTTTTCCATATCGCTGGTATGGTCTCACCCATCTGTTGCTCTAAGCCACCAAACATAGCTAGAGGGATACCAATATGAGCACCTGGATAAAAACCCCATCGGGAGAGGAAATCCATAAACTCCACAAAGTTGCCAGCAAATGGTAAAGCATCATAATACTCAGGGAAATCCCTTCTGGTAAGTCTGGTTGTTAAAGTACCATAGATAGTCCCTCTAAATGGGTTAATGTCCACGGAAGTCCCTGGTATATGGACATAACCATAGTCGGTGTTATTCTGCCACCTTTCAAATGCGGTGAAGGTTCCAGGATGCCTAATAAAGCTACGAGGAAGCCAAAACCATCTCTGGGATTCATAAGTCCAATAAGGATAAATGGTTTTCATCATAGCATCAAAAGCATTGGCGTTGGTGTAATCAGGATATTCCTTATAATACCATTTGTGAGCTTCATCCATAGCGGATTGACGGAGGGAATCAAAATCAGCAAACTCGGATTTTATCGCCTTGGTTGGAGGTACTCCCTTTCTACTTGGCTTAGTGGTGAACATTAGGTCATCCATAGCATCGGCAGTTTCATCCAAGAACCTATCTATAATTATCTTCTCCTCCTTAGGGAACATCTTGGAGTTATGTAGATAGTGTAAGTCCCTTCTGACAGCTTCCAATTCCATTTGCTTGGAGGTAATCCAGGACATGGTTCTAGGGTCTGTTTGTAAGGAATAGACTATCTGGTCATAAACCGCTCCTACAGATTCTTTGGTAAAACCTGCATCACCAGGTCTGGTTTTTGCCAGGACATAGGTGATAAACATCTCCCTATCGTTTTGGATTGTAAGGACATCCAACAAAGACCTAGAGATGTCATCACCTCGGCAACCAAGAAGGTTAGCCACATCCTGAGGAGCTAAAGGTCTATCCATCGCTTTAATAGCTGGTCTTTGGAAAGGTTTAATACCAGCAGATATATCCATACCTTCAGCTACCTGAACCAACATACCATCAAGGTCTGCTATCCTTCTATCAAAAGTTATATATTCGCTATCCATACGGAGGTAAAAGTCATCCCAAAAAGTCCTACTTTTCATATCGGCTGCGGTAGCTCCAGCAAATATCTCATGACGGGTAGCCATATTTTGTGCTCGGAACTCAGCAGCATATTCCCGCTTGGTTGTTAGGATGTCAAACAACCTATCAGCTTTGGTAACATAATCATCGGATATAGCTACTCTTGGTTCCTTCATCAAGGTTTTTAGTTTGGTAATAACTCTGTCTATATCAGCACCAGCACTATCTAGGAACAGGTATAATCTGTCAAAGTCAGCATCAAACCTTACCCTTCTCTCAGCTAGGGATAAACCTCTGCTCCTAACGGTAGCCTGAGCAATGACCTGTCTGGGAGTAGCTCCATAGACATTTGACATTACCTGTAGCTGTTTGAGACACCATGCCATATCCTGAGGATTCTTCACCTCCAATTCAACTAGGATATCGGCTAAGGATTTCATTTGTCGGGTAGCTATTTCAGGACTTCGGATAAAATCATCCAAGAGCATGGTTCCGCTTTCACTTATAGTTCTGTCTATGGAGACACCACCTTCACTGAATAAAGTTCCAGCCTTAAACTCACCTCTGACAAAATCCCTCACAGTATTAGGCAATTCAGGATGCTGTTTAAGGATAGTATTGACTTCATTTCCAACTATTTTCTTCCTTGTAAATTGGTCTTTGACATTTCTAACTGAATTTGGATTACCTGTGCTTTTAGTATGGTGAACTAAAGTTTCCAAATCCCTAACTATGCTTTTATCAGCCAATACTGGTGTCTTAGGTCCAACCCTCATCAGAGCCTCATAAGTATCACCACCTGTTTCCCTAAGTATCTGGAGGTACCGCCTACTAAGAAAGTTCCTACGAACATCCATACCATAAGCACCAGGAATTCTAACCGCATAGGTATAGAGTTTATCCGCCCAACCTTTCCGTCCCAACATAGCCAGTTGGAGAATCCAATTATTCCAATTCTCCTCAGCTCCCTCTCTAGCTAGATAACCAATCATCTCTGATATACCTGGTCTTTTGATATTAGGGTCATAGGCTAAACCTACAGCCAACGACTCAAAGTTTTCAGTGGTCATCCTTCTGGGACGAACGCCACCAAGGGAGGAACGAATATAATCCTCAAGGACATTCATCGGACCATACATACCAAAGGTCAGGTAAGCCTCAGCAAAAGGTCTTACTACCATCCTATCAATTTGATTTCTCCAAATACCTTGAAGCCTAACATCCACATTGTGGAGCAGGACGGTATAGCCACCAACCTCTTTGCGAACAAGGTAAGCTGCACTCTCCTCTATTTGCATTTGGATTTTAAAGTTCCTCTTCATTAAAACCTGCATTGCTTTGAAAGAACTTTTAGCACTAGCAAATACCATAGCTCCTCGGGATATAACATTTACTCTCTCCTGTAACAACCTTTGGGCTAGTTTCAAAGCATCATCATCAGGATTTGCTGCACCCAGAATACGCAGAAGTCTACCAGCAGCTTCCTTCTGGGTGATAATACCTTTCATAAAATAGTCCTCAAAGAGGTTTTCAACATTCTCTATGGTTACTCTGGTTATGTCCTCAGGAGTAAGGGTGGTGCCTAACCTCTTAGACCAACTTCTGATAAGGGCTTCATCTACAGGAGCATGTTTAAGCAACTCTCTTCCAGCTAAAGCCATCCATTCCTCCGATTGTGGATGGTCAAGAGCAAATTTTATAAATACCTCAGCACCCTCTCCAAACTCCTTCATATTGATGCTATGGAGAGGTTTATCCCAATATTTGGTCATAGCTTTATCAACAAGTCTACCTGCTTGCCTTTGAGCAGCCGAAGCACGCAAACTAGCAGTTTTTGGTATCTTCATCCAACCTGCTTTTATTAGGTCAAATGGAACCTCAAAAAGCGATTGTATCCCTCTCTCAGCTGCTCCAACAAATCTACCAACATAAGGGATTGGTTTGGTAATCCTAGCAGCTATACCCCAACCCACATAAGTTAATGGGTCAACCACACCTTCCATCAGCATATATTTGACAAACCAGTTGAACTCCCAATTCTGCCAAGCATTACCTAGAGCTTCCCAAGTGGATTCTGTTTTCCTTAACCTTTGATATTCAACCTCTATGTCAGGGATAAAGGTTTTCCACACAAAACCAGCTATTGGTTGGGAAACATGCTCAAAATATAGACCAGCTAATTCCATAGCAGCTAAACCTGGTTGCACAACCACCTCTTTGACTATATTCCAAAAGGTATAATCTGGCATATCAGCTACACCACCCCTAAATGCCTCCAAGCGGTTGGCATCCTCAATCCAGCTTGCAATTAGGTCATCAGCAAGGAGTTGGGTGTAGGCTACTTCCTCCAAATCAGCATCGCTGTAGCCTTCCATCTTTAATAATTCATACCACTCCTCATCAGTCATGACTTGAGGAGGAATTCTAGGAGCAGTAATCGCTTTAAGGATTTCCTCAGTAGTTATTACAGATATGCCAATCGGTTTGGGAGCAATACCTACAGGAGCAATTAGTTCTGGTAACTCTACCTCCCTTGCAATCTCCTCAAGAGGTTCAGCTGAAAAAGCCTCAAACATCCCAGCTATGGTATTCCTAATTGAACTAAGTTCGGCTGGTGTAATGGTTTTTGGAACAGGTAGCAATGATAAAACCTCATCAACCGAGGTTGCCCGTCCACTAGATATGACAGTAGGAACATCACCATATAATTTGTGGTAAAAGTCCTGTTTCTCAAGGTCATCTATAGCAACACCCATTTTGTTTTTAAGCCTACCTAGTTCCTCTCCTGCAGTCCCCACAAAGGCTATTTGAGCAGCTTTAACCCTTGTTTCTGGTGGGAGTGATGGTATCTTGAGGAGCTTTGCAATAAAAATGCCTCCCCCACCCATTGAAGCATACGCCTCATAATGTTCACTGTATTCCTCTATGAGCCTTTGGGTTTCACCCATTGAGGACCAATACCTCATCCTCTTACTTTCCCATTCAACAAGCTTTGTCCTGAGCATAGGACTTGCCTTTGCTATGCGTTGGGAAAAGGAAAGGAACCAACTGGTAATTTCCTTCATTTGGGGTGAAAGTTCTGCTAATTCCTCTGGAAATCCATCAGGCATAATTCACCTCTATACAAATTCTCCCATAGGTGGTGGAGGAGTTACTTCCTCTCTAGGCATTGCCTCTCTAGGAGGTGTTATCTCCCTAGCTCCTGGAGGAGCAGCTTCAGGAGCAGCAGGTGATAGTTGAGCTTCCAAAGCTCCTACTGCTTTTTCATAAAGAGCAGCGGTATCAGGGTCTCCAGCATCCCTGAGCAATCTAGCTTCCTCTTTGTAAGCTGATATGAGGGAGATGGTAATAGCTATTGGATGGTTGAGAGCATCATCCCTCCTAGCTTTAGCTTGTTCCCTCAAAGAGTCCTTAATCTCAGGGAAGAGTTTGTCCATTGTGGTGCTGGTAGAAAGTCTAAATTGAGGATTTACCATCCTGGCTACAGTAACCCTTTGAATCAGGTAACCAGGTATATCAATATTGAAGGTAACATCAAACTCCAAGTCATCTGGCATATTCTCAGGCATCTTAAACCCATAAGGTTTATACCCATGCTTCCTCATTTGACCAAGCCAAAAATTATCAATATCCGACAATAAACCTTTGATAGCTTCATGGTAGGGAGTTAGCACCTGCATGGCAGCGGAAGCTACTTGGGACATAGCATAACCAGTTATTTGCTGCTGGATGTTACCATATAAACTCCAGGGAAACAAATTACGCTGTATCATATTCTGGTAGTCAAAAAGCATTGACCTTAGCTCTATTGGTATTGGAGGAGTAGCCAAAGGAGTAATATTCTCTTCAGGAGTTCCCCTAAAGATGGCTCCTCGCTTAAATAGGTCAGCTTGTGTTAGGATTGGGGTATCACCTCTGGATTGCTCAAACCATCTAGGATTAGCGGTATCACGAATAAGTTGTTGACCATAGGTTAACATCTTATTGTAGTTGGTTATAACACCTTCACCAGTAGCTATTATAGATTCTCCATAATGCTCCTGCCACTTTGAACCTGAGGTTAAACTACCTTTGTCTGGAAGTCCTCCAACTGGTGAGGTAAAGATTGGAATAAACTCCAAGTCAGGTTCTTTGGTTGCTGGTTTAACAAACTCTCTACCCATAACAATAGCATTGGTTACATCTCCATCAACATCAAATCCCCAGTGGTCATAAAGAGTAGTTGGGGAAACAAAAGGACTTCTAAGAGTCCAGCCCATCATCCTAGCTTTCATATTAGCTGCTGCTGCGGACATAGGATAAATATGAGCACATTCGGTTTGACCATCAGCACCAAACTCAGGGAACACCTCTGCTGGATGCCATACCTCAGCTATTAGGCTATCATCATTAACCAAGACAAGGACAGAATACCATCCAGTTGCCAACATAAGGGAGGTAAGGTCTCTCAGCCAGGATTGCCTACCTCGCTTCCTATAACTCTTTTCTATTTGAGTCCACCTCTTGGTTACATAGCTTTCTAGGTAGGAAGCTCCAGTTATCTGGACTGGTTCTAACTCCTCGGATGATATTCTATGAGCTATGATGCTGGAGGTTAGAAGATGTAGAGCTAGGTTATAACCTGCTCTAGGGTCGCTGGAAACTACTGACTCCATACCCTCTTGCTCAAGCTCGTCTTTGAGGGTGAGGATGTCATACCAAGCCTTGAATTTGAGGTGCCTGGTTGTCCAATTCCTTCTTAACCTGTTACATTTGGTTATTATGTTATCAACTGTTATTGGCATTTAATACCTCCTTACCATTTCCATCCGCTCTTACCAAGACAACCTCTTATAGTTGGATTGGGGTTATTACAAACAATCCCTATAGCTACGGAATCGTGGATGTCATCTGCTCCTACGGATAGAGCTTTATCACCTACTTGGCGGATGTTCCTAAGCTCCGTGATGAACTCTATGTCGTGGACTACCATATCAGGTAAAGCTCTATGGAGCATAGCTAACATATAGTCTTTGGTTCTTGGACCAGTCAACCAACCAGGTTCACTACTAATCCTACCGCTAACTACATCCCTTCTATAGTAGATATTACCGTATTTGATAATTGGTGCTATACCTAATCCATGAGAATTAGCTTCCCAGGTTATCATAGCATTTCTATAATACCTAGCAGCCTCCTTAGCTTTAGCAACTGTTGGTTCTAGGGAGTATAAGCCAGCATCCCTAGCACAATACTTCCAGTGGTCGTTACCTGGTTGTGGTGGCATCAAAACAGTAATTGCTGTTTGGGTAACCTTAGCTTGTCCTGGGTCTATAGCTACAATATAGCTTTTACCTTCCTCTGGCTCATACCATATTGATAGCCCATTCCTATGATTGGTAGTTGGATAACAACCTCTAGCTTTTTCATTAACCACAACAGGGTCATAGAACATATCACCTGTAGCTAGGAAGCAAGAAACATCATCCTCAGGAAATTCCTGAGCAAATAACATCCTAGTTTCACCAGTCCTCCTAAGACTCTCTTTCTCTTTTATCTTCCATCTACGCCATCTTATTTGGTCATAGCTTAATCCCTTATTGACTACTAACTGCTCCTCATCCTGAGAAAGATTGAACTCTGGCTTGTTGGTCTCTGGAAGATACCTAGCAATACGGAAATCTCCAAGTGGTATTATATAATCTAAACACATCCACCAGGGATAAAAATGTGGAGTAAAAACGCTATTACCTTCCACAGCCAACCTATACATTTCACAGAAGTCGTTGTCCTCGCCGTTAGGTGTACCAAATACATCCACTGTACCATCTGGAGGAACTCTATCCATAGCTGGAGCAAATATCCTCTCTGTAGACCCTATAGCCCAAAAAGGAAACTCATCAGCAAGGAGATGGTGGATGGTTTCTGCTCTACCAGCTACATAACTCCTAGCTGATGCAATATAGATAGAGCTTTTGCTGATAACCCTACCATTAACATAGAATCTGAAGGTTTTTTCATAGGTGGAGTCATGGTGGATAGCAGGAAAGCCTGGTATCTCCAAGGAAGCTAGGTGGTTATAAAAGAATTCCACTTTGCTCAACAACCGTTCGGTGATAAAGTCCTCATAAGCAATAAGGACGGTGTTAGTTCCTGGAACGGTTAGAGTATCAACCAAGCGTTCAGCCAACTTTATGGAGCTATGTCCTGCCTGAGCAGGTTTTATATCAATGTCTCTACCAGTTTCGGTGGCTACAACATCCTGCTGGATGGGATTAAGGATAAATGGAACCCTTTGGCGTTGCTTATCCTCAATCACCAACAAGGTTTCAATAAACCTCTTCTTATCAGTGAAGAGTTCCCTGAAGGTTTGTTCAAGATTTATCATTGCTTTTGTCCTGGCTCCTGTTCTGGCTCCTGTCCTACTGGGAAGCTGGTTTTCTTAAAATCCAAATAAACATTCTCGGGGAACATCAAAGCTATATGTTTCATCAAACCTGGAGGTAAATCCTTATCACAGATAATATAGACAGAAGGATAAATGGAATCTGGGTGTTGGATTTCATACCTAGCACCAAGATTTTTGAACATCTTGTCCAGTTCACCTCTAACTATTTCTATGCTCCAGCCCATAATTACCTCCTTTATCGCTATTATGAAACTCCATTAACCTTTGCTATATTAGCTACATCAATCCCCATTATCTTGGCTGGGTTGGTGACTCCCATTATTTTACCTGTCCAACCTGGTTCAACACCAGTGCCATATAAGCTGGCTATTCTGCCAGAGCGAGGGTCAAATTCTTCATTCTCACAAGCTGTTTGGTCACCTGCCAAGTGCCATACTCCTAAACCCCCTGCACTGTCTCTTTCTATAGCACCTGTGCTAAAGACTAGACCAATGTAATCGTCAGCTTCCACATCTAATGATAAGCTGCTAAATGTCTGTTTGCTACCAGCCGTAACATTGCCTAAAGTCACTACATCTCTAGCTGTGAGATTATCAGGAAAACCGCCTGGGTCGGGGCGATAAAATGTTGCTACCTTACAACCTGTCATTTCAGTCTCCGCCCATATTTCTACTGTGTTTATAATACCAGAAGCATTAGCTGGGTTGTCTTTGAGAACCCAAGTATATCCAGTACCGAGGTCACTTGCCCTATCTGTTGCTGGAGCACCAACATCTATCGCCATTATGCAATCTCCACATAAGTTTTACTTGGGTCAAACTCCATATAAGCAGCTCCTTGCTCTTCAGCATGACCAAGAACTTTGACTATTTGTCCCGATGAGCTTGGTCTAGTCTCTGTTAAATTACCTGCTGTTGGTGACAAGAATAACTCTACCCCTTCTTGTGTCCATGAATCACTATCATCCCTTATCAATCCCTTGACCAAGAGAAGCCCATCAGCATCGGCAGCTATTGTTGCTAGAGCCATACGGATAATCCCCTTGCTGGTAGCCTCCGCATCGGCATCAGTCTTCCACCATTTACCATCAGATTTGAGGTAAACTATATCTCTAAATACCAAGTTTTCGCCCGCCGTACCATACTTCGCTGTGCCAGAATATCCATGGTCTGCCATAGTTGAGGCTAATTTAACATCAACTCCATTATTAACAATTACCACATTGGAGCTGTCATTAGCATTATCCTCAACATTTACATCAGAACCTCCATACAACATAGCAAAGGTATTAGTGGTTCCGCTGGAAATCTTAAAAGTAGGAGCAGTTGGGCAATTATTCCAATCCCAAGCCATAACTGAGTGGAATGTATTGAAGCGAACCTGACTACCTCCGACAAGCTCAATACCTTGCAGAACATCGGCATAACCCTCTAAATGCACGCTGAGAAAGTGGTTCCCATCTGCATGAGAACTACCACCAGTAGATTCTATCCGAATATTATTCTTGCAATTTTCTGTGAAAACGGCAGCAAAGGTATTCCCAGCAATGTTAGCACCGCTAGTCCCTATCTCCTCTGAATAAAGCCAAAGACCATATTCAAATCCAACCACAGTCAGGGGACCGATTTCGCAAAGCTCAATGTGACGCTCCTCACCATCAGCGGATATTGTTTCAAACTTGACACCGATGCCAACTTGGTCGCCTGAGATATTTGCAACTATTAGATTTTTCAACCATCCCATCCGATTGTAGATGTTAACATCATCCAAGGTTTCTATCAGTATGGTTGGTGTAGGAGTTGCGTTGCGCCCATATACAGCCATATTTGTGAGGTTCCCTCCACGTCTTACAGTTATCTTATGCTGGGCAGCTACAATACGAGTTCCAATCACACCCCCAAAAAGTTTCGCCCCCTCTCCGTCAAAAGGAACAGTTAGAATAAGAGCACCTTCTAGGGTAGCTATCCCAGAAGATACATGGACTCTCCCATGACTAACTGCTGCAGCAGCATCGTTGGCAGCCTGAAACTGCACATAATCATCATTGTTATCACAGACAAAATCAGCGGTTGCCTTTTCATCGGCTGTGGCATCACTAAGTGCAATTACCTTTGTAGTTGTTCTGGGTGGAACTGTTATCTCCTCAACATTAGCACCTGTGCCCTTCCAGATTTTCTCATCGGTCATGGCAGGGAGTTCAGTCGTCGTGATTCTATAACCTTCCATTAAAATCTTTTTCCAAGTAACTGCCATTTAATTACTCCTGTCCAGTAGTTCTCCTAAACCTATTCAACAAGGATTGTTTAATGTTATCCAACACTACATAAACCTCAGGCATATCAAGGTTGGATTTACCAATAAGGACAACCATCTTGTTGTGCAACTTACCCATCCTATCCTTCTGCTTTTGGGCTTCAGATTTAGGTTTGGTCATAACACTCCTTATGCTGCTACTGTGCAGATATGCAAAGTTAGCTCAGAGGTAGCCCAACAAAGTTGACCAACAGCAACACTAGCACCAGGTAGTGCAGCTTCATTGGCTACGGTCATAACCACAAGGTCAGTAGCTTCTTGTAGGTCAAAGTCCACCGCTGCATCAGGTACACCAATGTCATCCATTGCCATAGTTGCAGCCACCTCGGCTGGAGTCTGACCTTCAAGACCATCAGCCGTAAACACCGCTACATCATCATCTGCTGGTGCATTAGAAGTACCATCAACCGTAACTAGAGAGTTATCAGTTATATCGTGGACTATTGCATGGTCATGGTCGGCTCTAGCAAACTCATGAGCAGAACCCTCTCCAGCACCCTGTACCTCTAATAGTGCAGATGGAGCAGCACAATCCAATGCGTCTGCACCATCCTCAGGGTCATGTGAATCGTGATGAGCTCCTGGAGCTGCTGGTGATGCCCACTCAATGCCATTGCCTACCGCTGAGTTTGCTGTAAGGACATAGGTATTAGTACCTACAGATAAAATCGCAGGAGTATCATCCGCTGTAGCTGTGATAAGGTCTCCCTTAGCTGCCATAAACGCTTTGGTGATTACATCGCCCTCGTAAGCCAGCTTTTTCCAAGTTACCGCCATACTTCACCTCCTTTATTTGTTCTCCACAATAGTTATAGTATTCTTTTCAGGGTCAATCAATATCTGGGGTTTCTCCAGGGTTACCGTTAGTATTGGAGCCTTACCCTTTTCAGGGTCTCCACCTACATAGAGAGTAACCCCAGAAACCTTTAACCAAGCTGTTACTTGCATAATACCTCCTTATTCAGTCCCAACATAAACATGGTCATCATCCTCATCGTAGAATATGGTTCCCTCAGCACCAGTTGAAGAGGCTTTAGGAACCAATCTGATTTCATCAAAAACGGAACCTGCTTCTGCTCCAGCAATTTCTAAGACTGTAGGAGAACCCATCTCCCAACCATCATGGTGGTAAACCGCATACAACTTGTTGGTATCCTCATCCACATAGAAATTGACTACCTTACGCTTACCAGTTACAGGAACAGATACAGGTATATCCTCACCAACTACAGTTAGGAATCTGGTGATACCATCCTCAACTATGCGGATGTGGTCTCCGACTTTATCCACATTGGTTATAGTCATAAATTACCTTCTCCTACGCCCTTTACCTCGTCTAGGCAATCTCCTCAGCGTTATGGCTAATCTAGCTCTCCTGCCCCAAACACCAGGCTTCCTAGCCCATCTCCTAGCTAAGGTTGCAGTAGATACACCTAGAGCTTTAGCCTTTGCTCGGAAAATCCCAGGTCGCTTAATGGCTCCTGCTATCCACCTCCGCTTTCGTCTAGCCATCCTCTACCTCCTTTATCCTACTATATAGGAGTTTGATAAGTCTCCTTATTATGTCATCCTCTTTCTCTATAATATCCAAACGCTGGTAAATTTCATCAACTATATCCTCTAACTCTCTTGGTGTATCTCTGTCCACGAAGTCCAATCCTGGATATTTGTGCTCTCCTAAGATTTCGCCTCCCAGCTATCCTTTGTCTAAGCGATGCTCTAATTCCTCTAGGCATTATCGTAAAAGTTGGGTGAGTCCTAAAGCGGTGGCAGCTATGGTTGCTATTATAAACAGAACGCCACCACCAATCTTCACAACCCAACCAATGTTGGTTTTATTTTTGGTAATGGCTACATTCTGCTTATCCTCACTATTATTTAACCGTTCCAAATGGGAATCAATACTCTGCAGGTGGTTGTTGATATAAATGATATGGGTTTCTACGGAAGCTAGTATTTCCTCTGGTGTTCTATCCATCCTTTTGCTCCTTCACCTCCAGATAGCGATAGTTACAATCACGGCATTTCCACAACACCTGATTCCTCTTTATGTCAATATGCGCTATGACCATCGGCTTGTGGCAGTGTGGGCACTCCATCAGTTTCCGCCTTTATAACCAGCTCTCTCTTTTCCTCCCGCAAGGTAAAAGTCAGTTTGGTAAAGTCAAAAGGTTCTCCTGATTCTACCTCACCTACTAGCTGCTTGATAAGCATTAGCTGTTGAGGAGTATAATGACCCCTTAGCTTCAGGAGATATTGGTGTTCCTGGGGAGATAACGCCACACCTGTGATAGCTTTGATAAGGATGTCAAAATCCTTTTGTAGAACTAGGTGATAGTTGCGGGTGAATTCAATGTTAATATATTCGGAACTAAGCTGTTTCCTTGCTTCAACTAGACCTACAGTGTCTAACTCGGCAAACTCAGGGTCTAGCTCCCTCCAACGCTTAACACTTCTCATGGAGCATTTAGCCAAGTCCATAGCTTCCCTCACGGAAAAGCCAGCTACCCTAAAACCCAGATACTTTGACCTCTTGGTATCATCCTGGCAAAAGGGTATCATTACCTGGCTAATATTCTCGGCATCACTCATTGCTCTATCCTTGACCTATTCTATCATACTTCTGGCATTATGTCAAGCTGGCTTATGTCAAGTTATATAGCTCTTGACAACAAAGCGAATGTATGCTATAATATTGACAGAATGGATAGAAAACGACTAAATGATTTAAGGAATAAAGGATTAACCTTCCAACAAATAGGTAATTTGCTTGGTGTATCTAGGCAAAGGGCACATCAGATAATTAGCAACTACAAACCAAAACAAAAACCATACCCTGGTGGAGAAAGGACACTAAGTCTGAAACTAGCTCAGAAAAGGTATTATGAAAGAAATAAAGATAAATTTAGGATGTGCTCCAAAAACTACCAACGAAAGCACAGATTGATGGTTAGTGGAAAAAGTGTATCGGTGAATAAACGACCAAGACCCAACGACATTTGTGAATTGTGTGGTAGAATAGCCACAAAATTAAATTACCATCATTGGAATGATTCCAAGCCTATACTTGGTATGTGGCTTTGTGGTAATTGTCATTTCTTTGCTGGTGGGGTAGAAAAAGGAGGTAACATCAATAATTACCTAAAGCTAAAAGGTGCTATAGAGAATGATAATTAACATTATATTAGTATTGACAAATAGTATAGAATATGATATAATGATAATAGGGAGGTTGATAAATGGAAATGACTAAACAGGTAAAGGGAGAAATAAGGGAAGGAATAGCTAAAATATGCCTAGAATGTGAATTTTGGCATTGGTCTTGGGAAACTTTAGACCTTGATGTGAAAGAGGATTACCTTCAGCAAGCTGATAAACTCCTCAACTTTCTCCACTCTCAAGGAGTGATAAATGGATAACCAACCATGCAAACCTTGTGATGAGGAAAAAGCTATAGGACAGTTTAAGCTCCATCTGAATGGGGTGTTCCAACCATTTCATGGCTACGGACATGATGTGTATATACCTGAATCTATAAACCAAATAACAAAACTGGCTTTACAACTTCACAGGAGACTTAATGGTGAGGATATCCCAATAGGAGACAGCTAATGGATATCTGGGTAACATGGTGCAAAAGAAAAGCTAAATGTCGGTATTGCGAGAAGGATATAGAAAAAGCTACAGCTATGGTGGTTGGTAGGCTGTGGAGAAAAGGTAGCAATAACAGGAGATGGAATATCAAACTATTCTGGCATTTGGAATGTTGGATGATTCAAGCTACGGAGTATCTAATGGACAATCCCTATGTAGCTAGAGGGTGGAGAGGCAGACCTAAGCTAGAGCTATCTGAGGAGGATACCAGAACCCGCTATTTGCTACTAAGGAGAAAGGCTGAGTTGGAACAAAGGAAGCGAAAGCTGAAGTGTCCCTATCCTGACAAAATATTGGCAGAAGCTAGGCTGGATGAAAAGATAGTTGGAATAATGGAAGAAATAGCAAAGGTTGGTGGAATACCTAAAAAATGGCTAAAGACCCTTACGACAACTATATAGAAGGTGGGAGTTGGAGATGCGATAAATCTCCTACAGGTGCTCACCATTTGGTTGAGCTACCTAACACCAGCAAAGGTGGGAAAGCCATATTCCTTTGCCAATGGTGTTATGATGCAAAGTGGCTTCCTGTAACCTATGAAGCTGCTTTGAGGTTTAATGGTAAGCGTGCTATCCCTGTTTCGCTTAAAGGAAATAAGTTGGTAAAGGAGGTGATGTGTAGTGCCAACAACGGATATTCCGTCGGCTAATGAGTAAAAGGGTGTAGGGTGGGTTTAAGGAAGAAAATAATTTGTGAGACCGCAGGAGGTGATTATGTATAGGTTGTTATGCTTCCTAGGATGGCATGATTGGTTGTTAAATCACCCTAACATAGAACTAGGAACTATTAGAACCTGTCGTAGGTGTGGTAGGAAAGAATCAGCTTCCTATGATATGGCTTATGGTTGTACTATATGGGATTTGGTGTGAAAGTAATTTCTGAGACCACAACTAGGAAAAATAATATTTATCTCTAAAGGTAAGCACCCGTACCTCGCTTTTCACATCTAGGGAGCAACTTTACATAATGTCAGACAGGTGGCAAAAAGAAAAGGGAGCTGACGACTAGCTCCCCTCTCTGGCTTCACTTGACTGGCTGTAGCAGTCCGTCCTTAATGGCTCGCTGGCGGACATTCTCTTTCACCCGCCATTGCTGGCTCCCGCCTACTGCTTTAGCTAAGTTTGCCTTGTCATCCTCGGTAGCAAACTTGTCAAACGCCTGTTGTGGTGTCAACCCATAATCGGCTGTAGTTTTGGCATACTCCCCACTGCCTCTAGCAACACCACCGCCTGTTGCTCTAGCTCTCTTCACTTCTGGCACTCGCAAGGCACACCCGCCGATAACTTTAGTCTTGAGTCCGGCTTTGTCAGTCTGTGTGTGGTCAATGCTCCAGACAATGCCATAAGCTTTGACCTTCTCTAGCTTGCTCTTTAGGTCAGGCAAGCTGTCTAGTGTAACCTTGACTTCACTGGCTAGGGCTTCTCTATCCCCTGCTAGGGCTTCTGCTTCTGTGGTTGCCTTAACTAGCTCGGCTTTATGTTCCTCAACTTTAGCCTTGCCTAGTTCAATCGCCAAGCGGTCAACTTCTGCGTCATTCCCGCTTGCTAGAGCTTCACCAATAGCTTTTCTGATATCCTCTACTGTCATTTTATCACCTCTATTCTTTTGTTAATGTGCTGGTCGTCTCAACACTACCTATAAGAATAACACCTCTTGGACAGTTTGTCAAGTGTTTTTGTGGCAATTTTAAGCGATTTTAGGCAGGGAGCAAAAATAGTTCCTAGTTGACATAACGGGTTGACATAATAGCTTTACATAAGGACTTTACATAATATCAGAACATTTGTGCTATTGACAGGGGCAATAGAGAGGTGATAGAATAGAGATAGGTTGACATAACAGGGAGGCAAATGACAATGGAAGATGAAAAGCAATTTAATGGCGAACCCATCAACCCTGGCTGTGAGTGTGCCTGGTGCGGTGAGCAAACATCAAGTCCTGATTATGTCCTATGTGATGATTGCTCGGATGAGTGTTGTGAATAGGGAGCAAGCTGATGGATACCACACAGATTGAAAAGCAAGTCAGGACTATATCAGCCAGACGGTTGAAAGACCTAGCAGAGCAAATAGAGGAGAGAGATGGAGTCAACCGACTGCTGGGTTTACCAGCTAACAGGCGATTGCTGGAGCTAACCAGATACTTTATCAACCTGAGGAACAAGGAGCTTGATAAGCTGGTGGATGATAGGAGGGAGAAGCTACCAGGTCATACCGCTGGTATCATTAGTAGGAAGTGGGGTAAGCCTGGTAGGAACAGCAAGGTTAGAATAATTGTAGGAAGGAGGTAAATCCAGATGTATGCTAGCAAAAACTTCAAGACCAAAAAGGAGTTTAAGGAAGCAATAGCGAAGGGAAGAGAGATTTATGTTTCCGCTCCAGGTCTTGGAGTCCCAAAGAAGGATGGTGTAGAGTATGTGGAAGGTCCGCACTACCCTGCACCACACACCTGGTATGCTGAAGTCCTTATGAAGGATGGTATTGTAGTCAAGGTCAAATGATAGGTGATTTATTGACCTAGCTTGTCAGGTTGCTTCCCCCTCCTGATAGGCTAGGATGAGTAAATCAAGAAGGAGACAACAGGTATGAATAGGCGATTCAGGTATGTCTTAAGCCAAGCCCTTTTGCTTGGTTGTGCTACTGCCTTGCTGTGGTGGTCATCCTTGATTGCCTATTATGGAAGTATCACAATAAGTGAGTTGAATCCAGCGTTGTTGACCTTTGAAATAGTTGCAATGATTGGTATAATGGTTTTTGCCGTCTATAATCTGGTTAGGTACGGTGAGGAGAGGTAAAATAATACAAGGAAGGAGGTGATAAAGGATGGAAGATGAGTATTGTCCTACTTGCGGACAGAGGTTGGAGTATGATGATGTTACCAAGGAATGTGAACTGCAGTGGGTGGGAGGTTGTAAATACCTGGTCCAGGTTAAACACCTAGGTAACTCAATAATCCACCTTGGTCCCGAATGTGGATTGCACCAACCACTTAATACAAGCTACCGCATTAAGGAAGTCTATAAGACAGGTGATGGTAGTGGCTGGTGGTTCCAAGTCCTGAAGAGGAGGTGATACAATGAAATTTACCGAACAGGACAGACAAGCTATGGATAATAGTGTTACCGATGCAGAGAATGACCTTACCAATGTTGATGAGGACTCCCTGATAATGGTAGCAAACTGGTGGAGCAAGTGGTATATGTATGCTGGTCATAAGCGGTTGGCTAGGATACTACTACAATATGCTAGGAAAGAGCTAAGTGGGGAGGTGTGATATGGAGGTAATAGTAGAAAAGGGAAGTCGGATAGAAGTCCTAAGGGGAAAACAACCTGTCTACCATATCTGGGATAATGACGATAGGGAGATAGCTTGTCATAGACCTGATGTGGTGGAGCTAATCCGCAAGCTACAGGAAGCATTACGGATGGAGGTGTGATATGCTGGTGATAAGGATGAACCAAGCTATGCTCAATAGGTGTATGGTATTGCCCGAAGCTGAACATACTATTTGGGAATACTATGGTGCATCCAAGGAGACTGATGTGGATTGGTGGGTAATATGGCTGTTGGTGCATATGGAAGTTCAGGGTGGTAAGAATTGATAGATGAGCAAACCAGACAAGAGATAAGACAGGGCTTTGCTAACGGAACCTACCACAACCCAGGTTATAGCTTACCTTGTCCCTGCTGTGGTAAAAGCACGACTATATTTGAACAAGGTTCTCAATGGTATTGCTGGAATTGCGACCTGGAGTTTGAACAGGAGGAAACCGAACTTTACTATGATGTCCTAGCTTATGAAGCAGACCTAAGGATACCAGAGGAATTACTGGAATATATGGAGGAAGGAGGTGATTAACTAATGAACCACAAAAGGGAGCCAATAAATATTGCTGAAACCTTTCCAGTCGGTAGGAAGATGAAAGCCTATGTCAAAGATGGTGTATCAAAGACAATGGGACTATGGGATATGGAAATCACAGGACTTGATATGGAAGCAGAAATATTGAGGTTTGATATATCCCAAAACTGGGAGGGTGCTGATACCAGAGGTGGGCAACATTGGACGGAAACAAGGACGGTAAAGTTTGATGATTTAATCATCCCGATACTTTGAGGAAGGAGGTGATACCAATGAGGTATAGGGTTTATTGCAACTTGATTGTGGAAGCAGACAGTCCACAGGAAGTCTTTGAATTCCTTAGCAAGGAGGTTGACTTTTGGAAGAGCCATATTATCAGTGAAGATAGTCCTGCAATGGAGTTGCTTCCACCCCTCAAAACTGATGATGTCTATGCTGACATAAGGAGGAGATACAAATGAAAGCTAAAAGGTTGAACCAAGCGACTCCCATAGCTTGTGGCAAGTGTGGTGTAGCTGGTGGCACGCTGGTCAAAGTAGGTGATAGCTATGTCCACCAAGATACCAGCAAATGTAGGTTATTACAATTAAGGAGGAAGTAGTTGACAAATCCATTAGATATTAGGAGCGAGGAAGCCACCAAGGATATAGCCAATAGGTTATATAATATGCTAGACACCATAAATAATGAGGTTAGTGAGCAAACACCAGTTTTTGCTGAATACCTTGCTCTGTGCTGCGCTCGGTTTGCCCAACGCCACCCAATGATTATGCTTTTACCCGAGAAGCTGGTATCAGACTTTGCTAGTGCGGTACTGCGACTAGGTTACTTCCTAGCCAAAAACCCACACGAATTGGAAGCTCAACTTAATGAGCTTAAAGCTACCTATGGGACAGTGGACTTGGATGAGCTTATGGGGGGAGGTTCTAAATGTGTTTAGCTAAGGTTGACCCTGAGCCAAAGACAAATAGGAAGAGTGGTTACAAGGTTGTTAGGATTGTTAGTAATAGAATATGCCCTGAGTATGGGTATAGCACTGTCGGCTACTATGAGGTAGGTAAGTGGGTGGAAGACCCAGCTGACTTCATCCGTAATGGTTATAGAACAGGCTTCCACATATTCCTATCTTTGAGAGGAGCAATTAGTTGGAAAGGTACTGGAACTTGCTTGGAAATCAGGAAGGTCAAGTTTGACGATGTGGTTGCTACGGGTATGCAGAGAGATAGGTATAAGGAATACCGCTGTGTGGTAGCTAGGAAAATCTGTATTGGTAAGGTGATAAATGTCTAAGGAGGTAAGCTATGAGTTATCAGGATGTAAAAGACAGGTTGTATAGAGGTCATAGGAAGATTGCTAACAACACTTACCTAGAGTTAAGACTATTGGATATTGCTTCCGTGGAGGAAGGATGGACTAAGGAGGAATTTATAGATATGAGACTCCACGGCAACCTAGTAGCTAGGTTTTATCCTGACCACCTAAAGTTATTCTCTGCTGGTTGGTATACCACCACAACCAAAGCTAGGCTCAACCTAGCATTGGAATTAGCTAATGTTAATACAAATATCCATATAGATGATAGGGAGCCAGACTGGATTAAGAAGAGGTTGAAATGGATGAAAATCTGCCAAGTTGGCTACCAATGGTATTATGGCAGCTATCACAAAGGTGATACCAAGTTCACCGAAGGTATGTGTATCAACTATAATGGAAAGGTAATAGGAGGTAAATAAATGTTCAATCAATTAAAGGACTCAACCACCTGCTGTATGAAACATATAACCCACACTCCCCCAGACTCCTTAGATAATCAATTTGTCCTACTAGATTGTGAGGATGATAACTGCAAGGACAAAAACTTTTGCCTAAGGATAAAGCGAGTAATAGAGGATGAACTCAATGACCGCTATCACCTAGAAATCCTGCTCAGCAAGCAGGGTCAGTAATGCAAGGACTCCACATCAGATGGTGGTTAATGTTCATTGGTTTCTGGGTAACACTCTACCTACTATACCACTTTTTCTTTAGGTATTGGGAAGGAGGTTAAACAAATGAAGGTCGTAATAAACAGCAAATATGGTGGTTTTGGTTTAAGCTATGTTGGTGTTATGAGGTATGCAGAGCTTAAAGGTATCAAACTCTATCCTTGGTTAGACAACATTACCAAGGAAGCCTATAAGGAGAAAGCAACCTTGGACAATTCAGGTATTCTATGTGTGCATTATACAACCGTGCCAGAGGAAGAATACAACCAAATAGTGGAAGAGGATAAACTAAGACCGAATGAACCTGGTAAGTTTGAAAGGTCCAATGCCTTATACTTCTCCGCAAGAGATATATCTAGGACTGACCTGCTTTTAATACAGGTAGTGGAGGAATTGGGGAAGAAAGCCGATAGTAGGTTTGCTAACCTCAAAATAATAGAAATCCCTGATGATGTTGAATGGGAGATAGAGGAATACGATGGGCAGGAGTAGATTGCTGAGAAGCACGGGACTTGGAGATGAAGTAATAGGATGGTAAAAGCAATAAGGGATAAAATCCTCAAAGACCGAGGCTTGGTCAGTGTCCAACCAGCTAGGAGAAAGCACCACAAGCTAAAGCCTGGTGTGATACCGACCAAACAAACAAAAACCTCTATGATGCAATATCTGGAGCTAAAGTATAATGTTTCTATGGAAGAGGTACTACTATCTGGTTCATTAGCCGTGGTGGCTAAGAAACTAGGTAATGAGGTTGACACCAGCACCATTAGCAAATGGATTAAACGGCTAAAGCTGAGGTATAGTGCTACCAACCTCCCTGATTGTGATAATTGTCCTTATCACCGACCAGCCTGTGAAATAGGTATCTGTGTGTTGTTGGTTGGTATGGAGCTATGGGATTTAGTAGATTTGAAGAAGGAGGAACTGATAAATGAGTAAATCAGGACAGGCTTTTGTAGCTGCAACCCAAGGACACCAATTCACCCTGTATGCTGTATGTAAAGAACTTGGTATCCCTCTCACCGAGGAGCAAGAAAAGTTCCAAGCATATCTGGAGAGGACATATCCTGCTGTGGTAGAGGAGAAATCTAGTTTTATAACAAACGAGGGAGCAACATTGGTAGAGGAGGATGAGCAATGACCATCCAGGAACTCCTAGATGAATTAAAGAAGTATCCACCAGACTCCTTAATCTTTGCTGAGGACTTCCTACTTGTCATATATGAAAATAACGAGGGTAGGGTAGGACATATTTTAGGAACTATATCCACATAGAGGAGGACAAAATGATAAAACAGTTGGAAAGACCAATAAGAGGACACCTAGCTTGTTCCATTGTCAAGAGCAATGATAGGTACTTCTTTATCTCCACCGTTAACCTACCAGCAAGAAGGTTAGTAAGTGTGGCAACAGAACGGCGTGATGCTTGGTGGACTCCACCTTACCCAAACGAGACTATGGTATGGGAATGTGATAAGCAAGGTGAGAAGTTTGGCAACATACTCCACTGTCAGGGCTATAGGAAACCTGAGTCCGCAATTAGAACCCACCATAAATTATGCAGTAAGCTGGAAGCTAATGGTAGTGTGGTATTAAACGGTAGGGAGCATCAAACCAGGAAACTAGATGACGGTATTCCTAGAGGACTGGTAAGGGAACTACAACAGAAAACTAAAGGTTTGGTTCTTTGAGGGCATTGGACTTGGATGAACTAACTAGGTGGAAACCACCATTCCAAACCTATGTTATGGACAAAGGCTTGTTACTGCCACAAACCAAACTCATACTCTTTGGTAAGTATGAAACCTGGAAGAGTATGCTGATAATCCATACAGCCTTCACCATAGCCACAGGCAAGGACTGGTTTGGCTTTAAGACCGTTCCTTCACCAGTCTATATCCTACAAATAGAGGTGCCACAAGCACAATTCCGCACCAGAGTCTTAAAATATGTCAAAGGTAATGATACCACCTCCAAAGACATCTACTTTGCTTCCGAACATTATGTCAAGTTGGATAGAGGCTTTGGCTATGCTGAATTGGAGAAGGAGCTATCCAGAACCCAAGCCCAAATCCTGATGATAGACCCTCTTTACAAACTAGTATCAGGTAGGATAACCGATGAATATGATATGCGTCAATTTATGGATAGGATGGACAACCTCATAGACAAATACAAACTGTCGCTGATAATGGTTCACCATGACCGAAAGCATATTATTAGCGATGGTGTGGCTATGGACTATGGAGCCGAGGATATGTTTGGCACTTCCATCTTTATAGATTGGTGTGATACCAGCATCCGCACAACTTTAGGAGCACAGGATGGTGATGTCATCCTCAGTTTTGAAAAGGTTAGACATGCCGAACAGGAGTTGAAACCTATCACCATCCATATAGATAGAAGTAATTTGGTATTTACTAGGAAAGGAGGTTAACCAATGGATAAAGAAGCATGCAAACCACCCAAAGATAGACCTGAGTTGAGGGAGGAGATATTAACTATTCTGGGATATAAGTCAGATTTACTAGGGTGGTTTGTTTATCCTGATGGCTATACCAGAAAGGGCTTACCACCAGAGATAGACCAAATCCTAGCCCTCATTCCTGATGAGCTACCCAAAGATAAACCGCCATTTCTAAGTGAGGTAGTTAGGAAGGAACGAACCAAAAACATTACTGGTGCACCATATTTAACTGTTTTAGAGAATGTAAATTGGCTTGTCCAAGCCCAAAGGGAAGCAGATATTAAGCATTATGGAGGTGAGTAATGAAGTTTAGATTAAAACAATGTCCGATATGTAAGGGTGAAGGAGAAGTTGCCATTGTGTATCATTACAGGATGCCACCTATGATTAGCACTTGTCAGGGTAAATGTCATAAGTGCAATGGTAGTGGTTGGCACGGAATAGAGGAGGTTAAAAATGGAACCGACTAAAGAGCAGATACAGTGGTTTTGGGAACAGTGCGGGTTTTACTATGAAACTGGTAATCCTAGTGTCAGTATTCCAGCAACCAATCCTTATTGGATTTATCGTGGTGGCTCAATACACTCTACACTACCACCCATAGACCTCAACAACCTGTTCAAGTATGCTGTGCCAAGGGTTCCTAGTGGTTGGGAACTGCAGATTTGCTACCCTTATACTAGAGACACCAATTATAGAGTAGTTTTGGAGAAAGTAGACTCGGTTGAATGGAGTTGGGGAGACCGATATTCCCTAACACACATAGAATTAGGAGAGGATTTAGCCCTTGCTCTATTCTGGGTAATCTATAAGACTTTGGAGGTTAAAGATGAACTGGAGACCTGAGAATTGGAAGGAAATTGTTAATGATTATAAAGACCCTGATGCAACCTATTATAGCAGTTATGACTTTGAAGCTGGTGCTGATGCTATGTATCAACCTGCTTGCGGGAAGGGCAGGAAAGATGAAAGAGAGGTATTGAAAGAGCAAGGTGAACATATAGAAGCCTACCAAACCTTTCAAGAATATCCTCAGGTATCAGGTACATATGTATTTATCCCAGATAAGGAATAACTATACTATCTTATACTATAGGACTAATGTTAATTATAATATTCTATAGGTTGACATAATGATTTGACATAACAACTTTACATAAAGTTACTTGACATAACACCAAGACTTGACAAAGCCAGCCGATAGGTGATAAAATGTTTATAAGTTGGGAAAACAAACAAAACAGAATTACAGAACTATTGCTAACCTGCCACCCCAGCTTTGGCGGGAGATAAAATCAAGAGCAGCTATGGAGGGTAAATATGTATATCAATGGATGAATGAAGCTATACTGGAGAAACTGGATAAAGAGGTATTAAATAAGAAGGAGGAATGAATGCCAACACCAGAGGAGTTATTAGCATTAGTCAAGATTAGAGGATTGGATAAAGGTTTCCAAAGAACACCGTTAAGGGAGTTCAAAGGGACATTGGAGAAAATTACAGCCAACCTGGTGGATAGGTTTACACCACCAAGGACGGAGATAATCTTCAACTTTGTGGATGTGGAAGTCATAGAGACGGTGGAGCCATATCCCTTCCCCATAGCTCAAATCTCCATAATGCACTCCAACAGGGAGCAGAGCTTTTGGGGTGTATTCGCAGCCTCGGAGGATAAACTAATACCAGCAAATGAGGTATGGACTTGCATTGAAGGTAAAGAACTCCACATGAAAATGACTGGTGGACACATGATGTGGGATGCTGCTAAAGGTGAGGAGACCCCAAGAGATTGTTGGGAGCTTATTGCTATAGAGGGAGAAGCAGAAACCAGCGTTGGTGGCACCACAACCAAGGCTGATGCCACCACCAGAGCATTGGAGTTGCTGGATGGTAAGAACATAGCTGACTGGAATCAGATTGTATTCCAAGACTCAACAGTAAAAGCTGATGGGGAATTGGTTACCAGCATCCTTAGCAATACTTTCATACCTTCTATGGAAGAAAAGGGATTCATCTCCAAGGACGAGAATGGTATCTATCATCTAGTGCCACCACCATTTTAGGAGGTTAAGGTGCCTTTAGCTTTGTTCAAATGTCCTGACGGCAAAACAATCCCAGTTGAGGAGTGTTTGGCTGGGTGTTCCCACCGCTGCTTAACCCTTCCTACTCTCCAGCTAATAGCTAGGGAAAGGAAATGGTCAGGGACACCCAGCACCACCCAGCTACTCAATGGGACAATGTTGGAATTCCTCAAGATAACTAAGGATTATGTGGTTGACCCACAGGACAGAGCTTTTGCTTTGCTTGGAACCAGGCACCACAAAAAACTAGAGGAAGTAGCAAAGGAGCTTGGACTGCCAGCAGAGGTTGGATTGACTGATGAGGAGAGGGACATCTTTGACCTACTTGAACCAAGTGAGAATGGCTGGACTCTAACCGATTACAAAACTTGGGGTAGCTTCAAGGTAGCCAAAGCTCTAGGTATTGTTGAAGGAGGCAAACATCCAGACCCGTCAGGGGAGGTATATAAAACCTCAGGTAAGTGGGGTAAAGCTGGAACTGTTAAAATGGTTAACTGGTTCAGAACAGACCCTAATGCCGTTGACCTCTGGGAAGCGGAGCTACAGCTAAATTCCTATAGGCTAAAGTTGGAGGAGAAAGGTCTGGGGGTAACCAAGATGCAACTCCAGATTACCGTTAGGGATGGCAGCTTGGTTGTAGCTCTGTCCAGAGGTGTGGAGAGGAACATATACCTAATACCTATAAGACTATTACCCAACTACCATGTTGAAGATTATTTTGCCTTCAAAACCATTTGTTTGCTAAAGGCATTGGAACAAAATCATTGGGACGAACCTTGTGATAGTAGAGAATGTTGGGATGGAGCTAGGTGCAAAGGGTATTGTGAGGTAGCTGAATGGTGTCCTAAAGGAATACTATACCAGCAGGAGGGAAGCCGTTGAAAGTTAAAGAATTGATTGGAAAACTCCAGGGGTTTGATGGTGATTTGATGGTTGTTACTAGCGGTTATGAAGGTGGTGTTACTGAAGCAACAGAGGTTAGTGAAGTCAGGTTGCTATCCGACCATAACAGTCCTGAATACTTCGGTGAATGGGAGTTAGTGGAACCAAGCTGGACTGACCCAGATATTGAAGAAGGTGATATTGGTGGTGTATATATCATGGGAAAGAGGCACTAAATGATATTTGGTATCTGGGGTGAGGATAAATCAGGTAAGACCTCATTGGCTTGCTCACTTCCTAAACCTTTGGTCATAATGGAATTTGATATTGGTGGTTTCAGCAGGGCTAATAAGAACCTACCTGAGATTAAAATAAAGGATGACCTAGAGTCAGGTCTTATTATCTGGGAAAAATTCCCCATACCATTCCAAATCGGAAGTATTAACCTTCAAGAGATGACTATAAGACCTAGTAAGATTATAGTGGGGATGAAGGAACTATTTTATCAATGGTTGGCTAGGTATATCCAACATTTGGATGATAGCAATATAGCTACCATAGTGGTAGATACTGCTACCTTGCTATGGGAGATAACCTGTCAAGGCTATTTACAGGAAAAACAGGAATTGCAGTTACCGCTAAAAGCTGACGGTATGGGTAGTGATGGTAAATCTCTTAGGGTGCAATTACAACCTCCAGAATATCGTGAACCAAATACCAGGATGAGAGGAGTGGTTTATCAAGCTCAGTTAAGGGAGAAACATTTGGTATTGACTCACCATGCCACAGATGAATATGGACCAATCCTTCTGAAAGATGGTGGTATAAGCGATGGTAAAACAGGTAAAAGGATAAGGCATGGTTGGACTTGGTTAGGTGATGCTGCTGATATAATAGTCCATACCTATTACAATAACTCATTTCATTGTAAGGTGGAGTTGGCTGGAGAACCAGGGTTGCTTGGCATGGAATTTAATGACCCAACCTATGATAAAATAACCAATGCTATAAGGATGATAAGAGGAGATTAACAACATAGCTTGCTGGAGTGGCGGAATAGGTGTAGACGCAAAGTTACACAGCTTGAGGAATGAGAATGCCTAGTGTGTTTAGTGGCTAACTCAATAAATTAGACTCATCTAGGGTGACGAACCAAATCCCTAGCTCCAGCAAGCTACCAAGCTTAGACCAAAAGGTCGGGTAAGATTGAGCTTATTGGCTTGTACCGAGGTAACTGCTCACTAGCTTGGAAGCCTGAGCACGAAACTTGTATTGTCTAACTAGCCTTCTAGGTAAGGCAGTGAAGGGAAAATCTAACCAGAGTTATTAGGCTAGAGGTTCAGCCCTTGTGTTGATAGCTTAGACTTTGTGGAAGGTAGACAGCAAGAATTAGGTTCAGGGTAGCCCTGTGGGGTTTGGGAGAAACACTGAGAGTAGCTAACTTGGTGAAATTGACCAGCCTCACTAGGGCTACAGGAAAGGAGGAATTATGGAAACTATTAAAGGATTTCTGGCAGGAATGCTCTTAGGTATTTTTTTAGCATTTATAGTTATGTTAATTGCTTTCGGTTGTTAGGGCTACAGGAAAGGAGGAGAATAGGTAGTTATGTCTGAATTTAGTGAAGATTTGTTTAATGATGAGACTGTATATATAGTCCCAACTTGCCTAGATTGTGAGCAAGAGATTGAAGATGAGGAAGTTCAGGATTGTCCATTCTAGAGAGGCACAAAATTATGGATTTATGGTGTTAGGGTGCTAATTGATGTCTTTGAACCGCAACAAATAGAGGATTTACTCCGTCAATGTTTAACTGTTAGCAGGATAGCACTTAACGCTAGAGGTTTTGCCGATTACCTTTGGCATGCTGTGGATAATCATACCATACAGGTAGAAAGGAAGCAAATAGACGAGATACTGGGTGATATGGATGGTGTGGAATTACAACTAAGGAAGGAGATTGTTAATGCTGAGGAGACCTTGTTACTTTATGA